ATCAGGTTCATCAACTTGGGATTACGCATCAGCTGATGTATATACAGCAGAAGGAGAAAGTGGTAATCTATCTACTGCTACTGATAATTTATTAGGAGCAACTATCAATGCTTTTAATATTACAGGTAGTGCTTTAACCGAAGTAACAAATATTAGCCTGACAGGTGGTAGTGGTACAGGAGCAGAAGTTAAATTAACATTAGCTACCTCACAAAGTTTCGGTACTATTACAGTAACAGATGCTGGTTCAGGTTATGCTGTAGGTGATGTATTAACAATCCCTTCTGCCTCAGCAGGTGCTACAAAAGCAGGTGGTACAGATATTACTTTTACTTTAGTTGATGCTAACGTAGTAGATGAAGTAGCATTTACATTAGAAGCTATTGATAAAGGTATTATTTTTAACAACACTGGAACCCCTAATTTAATTGTAGGTGGTTCAGGATCATTAACAAATGGATCATCAGATAATATTAGATGGGAAATTGCCAATTCTTCTACAGAAGATGGTAATTTTACTTTATTGATTAGACAAGGTAATGATAATGATAATAATAAAATTATTTTAGAATCTTGGACTAACTTATCATTAGATCCTAAAGCAGATAATTATATCTCTAAAGTAATTGGTGATCAATATTACACTTATAATAGTACAGAAAATTATATTGAAATTACAGGTTCATATGCTAATGCTTCTAGATACGTAAGAGTTGCTTCTGTAACTGCTAAAACACCTAATTATTTTGATAACGCAGGTAACGCTAAATCAGAATATACAGGTTCTATTCCAGCAGTAGGTTCAGGTTCAGCTGGAGGTACTTTCTAAGGTGGTACAGGTGATGTGATCCCATCAGGTAGAACAATGAATTTATATGGTAGTATTGATGCTGATGATTCACAAGGTTTAATAGGTACTGATTACGATAATATGTTAGATTTATTATCTAATCAAGATGATTACCAATTTAACTTATTAGTAACCCCAGGTTTATTAAATAGTACTCATACTTCTCAAGTAACTACAGCATTAAATAATACTCAAATGCGTGGTGATAGCATTTATATTATTGACCCAGTAGTATATGCTTCTTCTATTACAGCAGTTAATACACAAGCTAACTCAAGAAATAGTTCATACGGTGCTATGTACTGGCCATGGTTACAAACCATCGACCCAGATTTAGGTGATCAAGTATGGGTGCCAGCTTCGGCAATGATCCCTGGAGTTTACGCGTTTAATGACAATGCTTCTGAACCATGGTTCGCTCCGGCGGGTATTAATAGAGGTGGTTTAACTACCGTAATTCGCCCAGAAAGAAAATTATCTCAATCTAACAGAGATAGTTTATACCAGAATAAAGTTAATCCAATTGCTTCATTCCCAGGTGTAGGAACAGTAGTATACGGACAAAAAACATTACAACGTCAAGCAAGTGCTTTAGACAGAGTAAATGTTAGAAGATTATTAATCCAATTAAAATCTTATATTGGTCAAGTTGCTCAAACTTTAGTATTTGAACAAAATACAGCAGCTACTAGAAATAACTTCTTAGCAATTGTAAACCCTTACTTAGAATCAGTAGTTCAAAGACAAGGTTTATATGCGTTTAAAGTAGTAATGGATGATTCAAATAACACCCCAGATGTGATTGATAGAAATCAAATGGTAGGTGCTATTTACTTACAGCCAACTAAAACTGCTGAGTTTATCATCTTAGACTTTAACTTATTACCAACAGGAGCTACGTTCCCTAGTTAATAGGTTTAAAAGATAAATATTTATAATAGAACAAAATAAATAAAAATGGCAGTATTAGATCCCAACGAAATATTTTTCACAGCATTTGAACCAAAACAACCAAATAGGTTCATTATGTATATGGATGGATTCCCAGCATACATTGTAAAAGGTGTAAGTGCTGTAACTTTAACCCAAGGTTCAGTAGCCCTAAATCATATTAACGTACAACGTTTTGTTAAAGGAAAAACAACTTGGAATCCTATTACTTTCCAGTTATTTGATCCTATCACACCTTCTGGTGCTCAAGCAGTAATGGAGTGGGTACGTTTACACCACGAATCAGTTACTGGTAGAGATGGTTACTCAGATTTCTATAAGAAAGACTTAACCTTTAACGTATTAGGCCCTGTAGGTGATGTAGTTTCCGAATGGATTATTAAAGGTGCTTTAATTACATCTGCTGATTTTGGAGGTTATAGCTGGGATGATGCAGATGCTGCAGTTAATATATCAATGGAAGTACAACCAGATTACTGTATCTTAAACTTCTAAAAAAGTTTACATATTTTTTTAAAGAGAGCTTGGATTCGTTCAAGCTCTTTTTTATATTCATATTTATACTCGAACAAAGTTATTATAAATAAAAGATATGGAATTTAACCTACCAACAGAAACAATTGAATTACCTTCAAAAGGATTACTTTATCCATCTGATTCTCTTTTAGCAGAAGGAAAAATCGAAATGAAATATATGACAGCTAAGGAAGAAGATATCCTTACTAATCAATCTTATATTCAAAATGGAACTGTATTTGATAAATTATTTAAGTCATTAATTGTTAGTGATATTAATTATGATGATTTACTAGTAGGAGATAAAAATGCTATTTTAGTAGCAGCTCGTATTTTAGGATATGGAAAGGATTATAAATTTACTTTTAATGGAGAAGAACAAACTGTTGATTTATCTAAATTAGAAGCTAAAAAAATTGATGAATCCCAATTTACTAAAGGCATTAATAGATTTTCTTATACCTTACCTACTTCAGGTATAGTATTAGAGTTTAAAATTTTAACTCATAAAGATGAAGTAAATATTAAACAAGAACTTAAAGGTTTAGAAAAAATTAGCAAAGAAACTAATTCAGAAGTAACTACTCGTTTAAAACATTCTATCCTTTCAGTAAATGGAGATGAAGATAAAAAAACTATTAGAGAGTTTGTAGATAAAGCTTTCTTAGCCCGAGATGCTCGGGCATTTAGGAGTCATGTAAGAAAAATTCAACCAGACGTGGATTTAACTTTTTTTCCCCCCACAAGCGATACCCGAGTCGATATCCCAATTGGGCTTGACTTTTTTTGGCCTAACGATAGAGACGATTCCTGAGTATAGAAAAAAATTATTTACTCAAATACACGAAATTATTTTTTATGGTAATGGAGGATACGATTGGGGTACAATCTATAATTTAAGTATTCCTTTACGTGGATTTATTTATACTCAAATCACAGAACATTATAAATCTCAACAAAAGACTTCTAAATCTCCTAACCCAAATCAAAAACAACTAGTTACCTCCGATGGTAAAGTAAATAAAACTTTATTTAAAGCAAATAGTCCTAATAATTCTAAATAAAAGTCATAAAATTTAATATTTATAACATATACCTAATTTATGGCGAGTCAACAAGATATAAATAGACAAAGAGAATTAAATGAATTTACTCGGGAGTATTTAGAACTTTTAAAAGAAGAGGGAAATGCTTTTGCTAGTATAGGAGGTATTATATCGGACAACCTATCAGAATTAACTAAAACCAATGATGCCCGAAAAGCAGCTTTATCATCTGCCCGTAAATTAGGTTCTATTAGTGATAAACTAATGGCTAATGAGGAAACTAGTGCCGAATTAAGCGCTAAAGAACTTGAAAAACTCTCAACAAAAGCAGATGTTGAACTTCAAATATTAAAAGAAAAACAAAAACAAGCTAAATTAAGTCAAGAAGATGCACTTGCATTAGCTGATACTGTAAAACAAAGTGAAGCCTTAGTAAAACTAGCTAAAGAAAGAGCAAACCAACAAAAAGAAATAGAAGGTGCTGGAGGTGCTACTTTAAACTTTTTAAAAGGTGCTGATGGTTTACTAAAAAAAGCAGGATTTAGTAGTTTATCTGATAAATTAGATTTTAAGGGTGCTGTTAGAGATGCTACAACTTTTAATAAAGCAACTGGTAAAGCATCTGTTAGTAATAAAGCATTAGCTAAAAATTTATTAGGCAGTGTTAAAGGTCTTATAGGCCCCGCTGAAGCCTTTTTATTTGTAGCAAACCA